GGAAGGAATATGCCGATGAGGATATCAGAAATATTCTCACCCAAGCAGAAGATTATCTAACGGAGAAAATACCCGAAAGGGCGCAATATCTCCAGGCATCCGCTCAATGGCAACAGGATACGATCAACACTCATCCGTGGATTTCAGATAAAGTCGATACTGATATAGCCGAAGAACGGAGATCCGTTTTAGGTCAGATAAAAAGTCAGTATGCAGACATTCTAAAATCCCTACCTAATGGTGATTTTGTAGCGGCCACACTCGTAAGAGGGGTTGAAGCGATTAAATCAGATCAGGCAGCCAAGTCGGCCAAGCCTAAAGCCAAAAGGGTAGCCAAAGCACCACCTTCATCGATGGGCGATTCAAGTCCACCGGTACAGACCTCAGCCACTCGAAAGACTGCAAATAAACAAAAGATTTTGGGCAAGAAATCCCTCTCGGAAAACGATCTAGCCGCACTCTTTGCGGAATAAAATTTATAAAATCTTAAAATAAGGAATTACAGAATATGGCACAGGCAACAAGTTACTCAGTAACATCAACACAAGGGGCAAGAGAAAATTTAGAGAATGTTTTAAAAAGCGTTTCTCCAAAAGAATGCCCTCTTTACGCAACTCTTCCCCAATCAGCCGCTCCCAAAGCGACATTAAACGAATGGCTCGTAGACTCACTTTCCGATCCATCCCTCGCCGGACAAATCGATGGCGTTGACTATGGATTGAGCGATATGAACGATCTCGTAGCTTCAAGGGCTAGACTTGGTAATAGGGTTCAGACATTACAGGACCGATTCTCCATATCAAAACAAGCTGAAATGATTGATGTAGCTCCTGGCGGGTCTTTATATGCCCAGTCAAAAGCGAAATCTCTTTTACAGCTTCGCCGCTCTATCGAAAGTGCAATCGCCGGTGGGAATGACCAGGTAGCTGGCTCTTCTACAGTCGGAAGTACCTTAGCGGGGATTGGTGTATGGAGTGATCCAACTTTCACAGGCAACACATTTGACACAAGTTTGAAGCAAAGTTTCCGTGCTGTAAGTGGTTCAAGAATTAACCTTAGTGGTATGACTGAATCCTCATTTCGTGGAATGCTCCAAGCAGTTTACGAAGCAAGTGGGAGTAAGGGAAGTTTCAAACTTTTCGCTTCGACAGGAGTTATGAATGCGGTCACAGATTTCACGAGATCCACGACTGCAAGTGGGAACTTCAGTTTCGATCAAGATGTATCCGATGGAAGCGTCCGTTTGAGTGTTGTAGATTACATCAGCGATTATGGCCAAATTTCAATAATCCCAGATTTATTTTTAGGTAAACAGACCTCGAAAGCAATCACCGGTGCAACGAATGCAAGCCCAATCGTAATCACATCAAATGGTCACGGACTTACCAGTGGTGATTCTGTAGTGATCAGCGGCGTTCTTGGAAACACAGCGGCAAACGGTACAAAGACTGTTACTGTTGTAAACGCGAACACCTTCTCAATTGGTACAGCCGGAAGCGGTGCTTATACTAGCGGAGGTGTTTTCGTAGATGCTCCTAACACAGACGAAGGAACAGTAAACACAGATCGTGCTTACTTAATTCCATCCGATGATACTCTCAGTCTTAAATTCTTGGAAGGTATAACTGTTCAGGATTTACCTGACAGCGGTGCTGGAAAAAGATCTATAACTGAGGCGATGTTGACTTTGCGTTGTGCAAATCCACGCGCTTTAGGTTCAATAGTTTAGGTTTAGTTATAGTTATTAGTGTTATTTAGGGGAGGCCGGTAAGTAGTGGCCGGCCTCCCTTTTTTCTTTAAAATATGAGTCTCAACATAATAGTAAAAGGCGGTAAGAGAAGTGGAATGTCAGGCGATGAAATGGCAAGATACTTATCGAAAAAGGTGGAAGCTGAAGCCAAGCGAGAAAAAGCTGGATATAAGCAAAGAGCATTAGCCGCTCGCAAATACGGAAAGTCTGTTGGCGGAGGGAAGAACTTCCGAGCAGTCCGATCCGTGGATGTTACTACTTATTTAAGACATGAGATTGAACGCCCCGGCTGTATGTCTGATCCCGAGTATTCTAGGGATTTCGCCAAAAAAAATCCCGAAACGGTTATAGGCAGTTAACAATTAAAATTTAAAAATCATGGCAAATTACGCAACAGCAACCTACGCAAATTTAAAATCAAGATTCCAAGCTTTAGCTGGACTCGAAAGCTTACAAACAACGGACGCGAGCTTTCTTCGTGACCTCGTTAACCGCAGAGCAAGGCTTGCCCACGAAAGATATCCTTGGCCTCAGTTTACAGTTATAGGTGAATCTATAGCTATTGTAACCGGCGATGCCAATCGTCTGAGAGTTTACGGCACATCAAAAAAGACGGCCAACGATGCAAATGTTGTTTTCCGTATTCATAAAGCCGATCCAGGTAGCACTCGTTATCCCGAGGAGTACACTTTTTATACGGAGCTGGATTCGGGCGGATTTCCATCAGTTAAAATTATCGAGCCGACAACTTTAAATGGTATAAATCTTTTTGTAACTTATCGAAAGGACCTTCGTTCTGAAATTAACAGCGGATCGGCAACTACTGGGTACTATGGTGACGAAAGTGGTGACGAGTCTGATGTTCCTAATTTTCTTTTAGACTACCTCGTTCAGGGCAGTTACGCCGATTTCCTTCGCGGGGATGGGCAGACATCGAAAGCACAGCAAGAGGAGGCAAATGCGGAGGCAATCTTGATGCAAGAGATCGATATGGTCCGCGAACAAGGCCGTCAGTTTAGAAACGACATTCTTCAGTACCGCCCACCATCCCAATTTCAAAGGCACAACATTCAGGCTGGTGGGTCTCCAGTTAATCCTGGTATCGCAAATGTTCAGTAGTTAGATGCGTACCATCGACTTTACAGCTTTAGAAAAACGCTTCCAAATGGCGGCGGGACTGGCCACCTTAACCGAGGTGGATGAGTTCTTTTTTAAACAGGCTGTAAACACTCGGGCCGATTTAGTTTGGTCGCGGATTAAATGGCCGGAATTACAGACACTTGTGGAGAAGACAGTAGCGGCAACCACTTCGCCAATAGCCGCCGACAAAGCGGTTCAAATCGATAATGCGGTAGATATTCAAGATGTATTTAAAGTCTACAATAAGAATCCGCTTACTGACCGCTCGGCCATACTAATTGATTTTCAACTCATTAATGGCTTTGTCGTTTTGCCCGCCAATTCGACACAAAGTTCAATATTCATAATGGGCAATTTAGTTCGCCCTGAGTATGGGAAAGAATCGGGTGACGAGCAAAATGTTCCAATGTTTCTAATGAACTACCTGGTTGCCGGATGCCTATCTGACTTTCTGAGGGGGGATGGGCAAACTGAGGCGGCCATGCAAGAAGAGCAAAGGAGTGAGGAATACTTAGCCTTAGAAATGGATAAAGCCGAGCGAATAGAGTCTCAGAACAAAATAACTTTCAACACTTACCCGAGCTACAGCTTCGGAGTTAACATTTTACAAACCACATAATTATCATGGGAATATCAGCAATTAATGTAAACAACAGCATGGGAGCCAATGGTTCTGCCTATGTAAATGATACAGCAACAAAAACAAACGGCACAGCGGGATGGACAGCGATCCAGTTTACCACCGACTCAGTCCTTGCGACTTTAGTCGGCAAAATGGATGACTCAGCGGACTTAATATCCGATTCCATTACTTTCGCCGCCGGGCAAGTTCTGTATGTACCGGCGAGTTCAGTCTCCTTGGCATCTGGTAGTTGCATCTTGTACAAAGGATAATCAATGCCGGATCTCGCACTAGGCTTACTAATAGGGGAGGGCGATGCAGATTCGCACATCCCACCTATCGGAGTCGATGGTGCATTACAGGCAGAAAGCGGACCCTATTTGAACACAGAAGACGGAAACATTTTAGCATTTGATTAAGGAAAAATATTATGGCAAATAAGCGCATTAGTTCACTTGGCTCACTCGGGGGTACTCCCGCCGTTGGCGATATCATTCCAATCACCGATATTTCGGATACCGCCGGATCAGCACAGGGTACAACTAAAAAAGTAACAGTTGCCAACCTGGTAGCCGCCGCCCCACAAGGCGATTTACTAGCGGCTAATAATTTATCTGATGTTGCGAGTGCCGGAACGAGTCGGACAAATTTAGGACTCGGTACTGCGGCAACAACGGCAAGTACAGCCTATAGTCCAGCATTCTTTACAACAGTAGCAGAAAGTTCAACAACTAGAACACTAAGCAGTAGTGATAATGGAAAGGTAATTGTTTGTTCTAATTCCTCTGCGGTTACAATCACAATTCCAAGCGGTTTGACTGCTGGTTTTTATTGTAAATTGGTTCAACTAGGGACGGGAAAGGTAACAATACTTGCTGGTTCAGGTACAACAATTCAAAATTTTATCCCTAGTGGTTCTGCCGCTTACAATTCAACCGCTGGACAATATGCTGCTATTGAAATTGTAACAACTAGCTCAAATAATTATATCCTAGCTGGTGAAAGAGGAGTTGGGCCGTTTGCAAACGAATGGTCTATTTCACTAGATGGAACTAATGATTATATTGCTTGTGGAAATGTGACTGGCATAAACTCGATTTCCAATCTTACAACATCATTGTGGGTGAATTTTGACGTTATCGGAACTGACCAGCCTATTTTAATTGGTGGCGAAGGAAGTTCTAGTAATAACTTTTGGGTTCAACTTTATACATCAGGCTCGCTTCGTTACCACAATAATGGGAATACCGACACTATCACTTTTTCTGCACTAAGCACAGGGACATGGTACAATTTTACCACAGTACAGTCAGGAACTAATTTAAGTTTCTATATCGATGGAAATATTAAAGGTACTGCAACAGTATCGGGTATAGGATCAGGTTGGGGAACTTCTTTCACTATCGGTAAATGGGCGGGTGGTAATTATAACCATTTGGATGGGTACATTGATGAGGTGGCTCTTTGGAGTAGTGCTTTGTCTTCAGCTAATGTTTCGGCAATAAGTTCTGCACCTATTGACCTCAAAGCTGACTTAGGTAATTACGACCAATCAAGCACATTACTGAATTGGTGGAGAAATGGAGATAATAATTCTGGCACAGGTACAGGTGTAACAGACAATAAAGGATCAAACGATGGGGTTCTTGCAAATGGAGCTTCATTTACTTCAACTACCGCACCCTAAAAATTATGAGCAGAAAATATGTGATAATCAATGCGGACGAAGTAGACTCCGTAAATTTCAACCAAGTCGAGGAAACAAGTCCAAGCACGATTCGTTACAATAATAGTGAAACGAAAACATTTGTTAAGTTTGATGGAGAGACAACACCTTCATTCTTGGATGGTAAAACACAATACACCCATTCTGAGATACTCACCATTTTAGCGACTGACGAGTGGAAAAATCCTAATTTTTAATGATTTACACCGCCATAATAGTATTGGCGTTGTGCCTCACAGGCTGTTCCATGCGCTCACTCATCACCCCCGCCGCAACAGTAGGCGGTGCGGCTGTCGGAGGAATATTCGGTCCAGGCGGTGCGGCTTTAGGTGCGGGAACTGCGTATGCCGGTTCTAGGATTTACGAACTCTCAGACGAAAAAAAAGAGCTTGTAGAATCCATCACACACGGAGATGTGGATAAACTTTTGAGCGCTGGACTTGCGGAGCATAAAACAGGCTTTGAGAAGTTCACCAGCACTATTAAGAACATCCTAATTGGAGCGGCAGTATTACTTGGTGGCTACCTTGCCATTCCAATCTTCGTAGCAAAAAGAACTGCCCGTCAGTGTTCCCAAACCGAAGCAATTAAACATCAGACTCGCGCACCATTTCCCGTAAAACCACCCTCCCGTGAAAAATCTTAAATTACTCGCAGATCAATTCTCAACTCTTTCAAAGAAAGCAAAGATGTTTACTGTTTTAGCTGGCTTGGTCATTGGCATTATAATCCTCGACTGCCTATTCTAATGGACCGAACTGCACTAGCTGGTTTTGGTGGATCGTTGGCGAGCATAAGCGGATCTTTCCATGAACTAATCGGTATTATTGCCGGTGGGATGACGATTATATATATGGCGGTTAAGATTTACCAAGAGTTAAAGAAGAAGTGAGTCGGTATCGATCATACGGAAAGCTTGACGACCCATTCACATCGGAAGGGGATACTTTCTTTCTGCGGATGAATGCCCGTCTACGCCCTAATCAGTTAAAGCCTGGTGAGGTAGCATTGTCCAAGAATGGTCGAATGAATAAGGATGGAACTTGGCAGACTCGCAAAGGTTTATCGACTCTGTTTGGATCGATTACCTCGGGTGAAAATGCGATCCGATTGCCTTACCGTATTACTACGGCTCAGAGGCTAGGCGGAGTAGTTACCGCAACCTTAAATGCAACTCCTTCTTTATCCTTTGTTCCCGGCGATGATATAACCATAGCAGATTTAGGTTTTACTACTGACAGCCCCAATGGAACTTTCCCTTTAGAGTCGGTTAACTTTACAACGAATCAGATTACTTATATTTCTAGCTCGTTCGTTAAGCATAACGGAGTATTTTATAAATGTTTACAGGACAATACCAGTTCATCCAGTAACGAACCTGGTACTACTGGCGGTTCATCTTTTTGGTCTACCAGCACAAATGCAAGTAATGCATCCGCATGGTCTGCATCATCGGTTTCATACAATGGACCAGGGGTAGATGAAACACTGCCTGTAACAGTTGACACCCCCGCAAGCCCATCGGGAAATCCTTCAGTCGCATCGACTGGCACATCAATCAGTACAACTTTAAAGTTTCAAGGGGGAGATCCAAATGACTCAGATAATTACAGCTTTACCCTCAACGATAACGGAGTAAATGAAGTATTCGGCTCGGCAGTTTTCTCAGATGCCACATCGAATAACGATGACTATATTTTTACCGCCACTGATACCACTTGCATAATCCTCCGTCTGAAAGACTCGGCACTTTTTAAGTGTCGGTATGAAGCGGGAGGGGAGTCAGTCGATGGGCCGGTTCAGATGACTCAGGGACTCGGGAAGATGTATATCTTTCGGACAAATCAGACAACTCTCGAGGCCAGCCCAGCAGTTCAGCGAGTAGGTGTCACATCTGCATCACAAAGTGGGCAGACAATAACAGTAAATGCCACAGCACATGGCCGTTCGGTTAATGATTATGTTACTTTAACCGGCTTGGGGGCATATACCAACGACCCAAATGACTGTTACCAGGTGGTCACTGAATCGACCAATTCTTTCACTGTAACAATGGCAACCTCCCAAACGGCAACCTTCAATGTTTCCGGCGCACAGGTTGAATATTTCTCGGACTTTAGTAAAGTTGCAAACGGGACTTATACTGCACCGCTTTACCTTACTGACACCACAACAGTCGCTCAGGATGGAGTGGTAACGATGGATATAAATTCTCACGGCCTGTCCGCTGGGGATGACTTAACTATTCAGTCAGGTACAAGCCCATTTGATTTATTTGCGAACCAAAAAGTAAGAGTCACGGGAGCGCCAACAGTTAACCAATTTACCTTCAATCTAGATGTCGCAAATGTATCCCTCGGGGATTCCAAAACTCTGACAGTCAATAAACCATTGGCAGTCGGAAAAGGCTACATCCACCAACCCGCCGCACCTTGGGGTATCGTCCATGAGCGAAGGCTTTGGATGCCTTACTGGTACACCTCGGCCACCACTCCAGCGGATCGAGAAATTAGAGATGAAATCGTAGCATCTGACATCATGGATTTTGATACAGTGGATGTAATCGGAAATCAGTTCAGACCATCCGCCGGGCAAAGTGATTACCTCGTTCAGCTTACTCCATTCACAAAAGACTCACTCGTAGTATTTAATCGAAAATCGATCCATCTGATGAGTGGGATTAGCGGATCTCTTGCCGATGTTTCCACTAATGTGGTAACCACAGAAATTGGATGCTCGGCAAGAAAGTCAGTTGTCCAGGTGGCCAACCAGATAATGTTCTTATCGGACCAAGGTATATATTCAGTCGAATTTCTTGACGCTTATAATTTGCGGGGGACAGGCACACCAATTTCCGAAACCATCCAGCCATTTATCGAACGAATAAACCAGGACTATGTTCATCTGTCTTGCGGAGTTTATTTTGACAATAAATATTGGATCGCCTTACCACTAAATTCTGAGAGTGGGGCATTGGCCTCCAAGTTGAACACTATAATCGTGTACAGCTTCCTTAATGGAGGCTTTGAAAGCATCGACACAGTTAACTCAACCGAGTTTGCAATTCGAGAATTAATAGTCGGGAAAGAAGGTTCTCAGAATGCACTCTATTTAACAACTGAAGAAGGCGGAGTCCATAAAGTCGATGGATTTGAGGGGGGAGATGTGGTAAGCATGACAGCCGGTCAGGCGATTCCCGCAACTATCCCTATTGTCAGCCAAGTAACCACTCGTCAATATGACGCTGAGTCGTTGGACAGGAAAAAATTCAGTCGAGCCGAGTTTCATATTAAGAGTGGAAGCGAGACGGTAACGGATGGTGATATTACTTTTATAACCGAAGATCCTGACTCCACATCATCGGCCACCTCGATCTCTAGTCTAATCGGCTCAACATTGCCGGCAAACGAGGATTCCTCGCTTAGAATGAGGGTGAACAAAAGAGGCTTTGGAATACAGGCAGATTTTAAACCAAACACAGGCAGACCATTTTTAAGAGCAGTAAAAGTAGACGCACAAATCACAGATCGAGCAACAACAAGCATTTCATAAAGAGGAAAAAATCATGGGAGTTTTAACAACAGGGCAAACATTTTCAAGCGGGGATCAAGTCACGGCCAGCAAGCTAAATGATATCGGCAATAGTGCGACTTTTACATCGGCGGCAGATACGACTGATGATTCAACTCTTACTTTAAGTTCGGGTACGAGTAAATTAAAAGTAAAAGATGCTGGAATCACATCGACTCAGTTGGCCACGGATTCCGTCATCACTATCAAGATTCAGGACGGAGCAGTAACTGCCGCAAAATTGGCTCAAGCGGCTATAAATGCAATAATGCCCACAGGCGCAGTCGTACCATTCGCTGGCGCTGGCACAGCATTGCCGGGGAATGCGGGCGATTGGCTATTATGCGATGGTTCTCCAATCGACCGCCAAGTGGCTTCCGTAAATACAGCGCTATTTGATGTCCTAGGGACTCAATATGGTGCGGGCAACGGAACATCCACCTACAATCTTCCCGACTTACGAGGCCGAGTAATTGCCGGACAGGATAATATGGGCGGAGCATCGGCTAACAGATTAACCACCGCAAAAAGCGGAATAAACGGGGATAACTTAGGAGCATTTGGCGGACTCGAAGATCACCAACTTACCATCGCAGAAATGCCGTCTCATACTCACACATATAATCGAACGGGGCCATCTGGGGGGGCTACTGTAGGTGGAATTGGAGATGGTCCAGATACAGGGACAGCCACATCTAGTTCAACGGGCGGAGGCGGTTCGCACAACAATGTCCAGCCGACCATCATTTTAAATTACATAATAAAGACTTAATACTATGGACATTTTACAGAAATTATCGGACCCCGAAGCATACGCCCAATCTATGGCCGACCAATTAGTTGCCCAGTATAATGCCCCACAAGGTGAATCGCTCGCATATATAAATGATGCAGAAAAGAAGATTTTAAAGAATGCTGGTGCATCAGGGAAATTGACTCCCTCGGGCATTCCATCCTATGAGCCTGAAGATCCCCTTCGCCAAGCCGCCGCCCTCCTCAACTCCGAAGCCCCCGAGGGCGAAGGATTAGCGTACATTAATCAACAGGAAGCCCAAATGCTTATGGAAGCGGGTGGAGCGGGTGAACCGGTTAACTCCTCGGGAGTCCCTTCCTTTTTCTTACAGAAACTTTTTGGGGGAGGTAAAGAACCACCCAAATTAGCCGAATTTGATGCGGGTAAATCTGCCCGTGATTATGTCGGAGCGATGGCCGATTCGGGGATGCAAGATCAAATGCTTGGAGTTCGTCAAAAGTATGACCCGCAGTACCAACAGCATCAGATTAATATGGCCCAACGGGCCGCCGATCCGATGGCTAATTTAGCAGAATCAAATGCCATGCGTTCACAGGATTTTGGAGCGAGGATGGCAGAAAGACAGGCGGGGTCGGATATTTCCATGATGGGTCGATTTGGTGCAGACATGAATGAGGCTTATCGGGCGGCTGATCCGCTAATGCAAGCTCGGACTAACCAAGCAAATCAATTAGCGGATCAAGCGTTCAATGAAGCACAAATGACTGACCTTTCACCCGAAATGAGAAGGCGGGCAACTCAGTCCGCTCGTGAAGGATTAGTGGCGAGGGGTAGGGGGATGGATAATGCGGGCATTGCCGCTGAGGCGATGAGCCGAGAAGATTATTTAAGAAAAATTATAGGCGAAAATCGAGACGATGCGATGAAGTTTGGTGGGTATGCATCTAATTTAAATAAATCAACCTCAGTCGATCCATTGGCC